GCCGAATGTGATCGTGAACGTCCCTGCCGTTCTCCCTGTTACAGTATATGTGATCTGGTATAACGTCCCGCTGATTGCAGGGTGATCGTGGGAAAGTATATTTGTGTTCCCGGTAGTATGCGTCCATCCAGACGCCCATGATCCCGTCCAACCAGTAGAAGTCCAGTTATCCGCATCGAGAAATTCAGCACTATAGGTAGGAAGATCCGTTGCCGCTGTGCCCTTGATATGCAGGAGATACGAGGGAGCTGTTGCCGTGCCGATACCGATACCGACACCCGCCGCCGTATAATTTGCATGAACGTGATCCCGCCGTGCAGCTAGAAGGGATGATCCCGGCCCAAGCGTTCCGAGTAACTCAGGATTTGTGGTATCCACCAGAGCGGTATTCTTGTATACTGTCTCTGCATTATCAATCGCTACGACATTCCTGATACCCGCCGCCGGTGCCGTGGCTTTGATCAGGAACCCGTGTTGGGTAGTGCTGGCGTTACTTGTAGTTACATCGCTGAACCCGAGATCGGTTTCTTGCACGGTATCCCAGGCACCAACTCCATTCAGATATTGTGCGGCGGCATTCGGGGCTTTCGGGCATAATCCATGCGCCGATACGGAAACATCCAGATCGGTATTGTCATCCGGGGCGGCGAGATCGTCTAATTTTATTGCATCCGCCCCGCCGGATTCATGCCGGGAACTGTGATCTTCAATATTCCCGCAGATGGTTTCAAAGTCATGTGCGCAGAAATTCCGGGCGATGGTTTCCCCTGAAGACCATGACGCCGCCACCCCATACGTGCCGTCAGAATCATACGCCCGGGTGCATCCCGTCAAGTTCCCGGCACCCGTGGCGGCACTCTTTGCAGCGTAATAGATGGTTTCGGCAGTATCCCCCGTTCCGATCACCGCAAGACCCGGGGCTGCCGGGAATACCCCGAGCTCTGCCACGGGGATAACGTCTACCACATCATTAATATCCCCGGTAAGTGTAGTGGATGGGCTGTTTACCTGCCCGGGGAGGAAATCAACCCAGGCCATGATTATGCCCTCGCCTTGGTAACCTTAAACGTGTTCTTGATCTTCTCGCCGTTGTCAAGGTTCTTGACAGACGCAAATTTCTTGCGGATTGCCATGTTCCCGCCGGTAACTGCAGTATCGAATAATCCCACTTCCCACACGGTCTGCCCGTCTGCCGTGCAGGTATGAGTATGCTCTACTACAGCGATATAATCCGCTTCGTAAGATTCCGTGCCTAACGCCCGGGATAACCCATTCGCCGCCAGCTCTGTAGTAAGCGCGGTATTTCCTACCGCTTCCGCATCTGTCCCTGATCCTAATGCAACATACTGAAACGGGGCAACGGATACCCCGCAGAACAGTTTTGCATCGTATTCCAGGCCTTTGTTAGTGAATACTGTCATTTCTCATCATCTCCTGATCCCGAAGGAATCTCGATCCTGTCAATTTCGTAATCCTTGATCGTGCCGTCTTTTCTATAAACGACGGTTTCAACCTCCACGATTGTTTTGTTACCTGCTCTGATTACTGGCATTCTTCTCTCACCTTTATCCTGCTGTGTGCCTCTCGATTGTTACAATGTATTCCCAATGCGTTGCCGCCCGATCTGACGGGTTTATGGTTAGATTCGTGATCACGCAGTTTGTATAAGTAGTCCCGAGATAGACCAGAGATCCAGTAGTCCCCAGGGATTGAAGGGAAACATACCCATCAACCGTAACCCTCCGGGTTGCCATCCCGATCCATTTTGCTTTGAGTAGGTCGAGGTTCGTCCTTGTGCTCGTAGACGTCGCACATCTCAAAACCACTTTGAACGATTGGTTTGAAAGATCCTGCGATACTGTGCTTGCATTCTCCAGGGTTACGCCGTCGAACGTAGGATCGGCCATGTTAGATCACCATGTATACCCCTGTGCGCTGGTTTGATCTTTTAAGGTTGATGCGGGGATTCTTATTGTTTCATTACTTACGGTTCCATTGATGTTAATCACAAGATCTTTGAATAATGGATTTATAACTTCTTTTGATTGTAAGGATTCAACAGCTTTTTGATAAAATGGTAATGCACCTCCTTTTCCAGGTATCATACCATAACCCGCACCCACTGCACTATAGACTGCCGCCTGTTCGAATTGTGGACCCTGCATAATCGTTTTCGGCATACTCTCAATAGCTTCTTTCATCCAGGCCGGCGCGCCTTCACCCGTGAACGCCGCATATTCTTCCTTTGTTAATCCCTGTCCTTCTTTTTGCCAGCCGATTAATTTCATCTGAAATTCTTTTTTGTTTATCCGATCGTCAATCTCTTCCTGTTTTAATTTCAGTTCGTTAAGTTCCCGCTGATCTTTGACTCTCTGTTTTTCCGCTGCGTTCTCTTTATATTCGAGTAGTTTCTCCTGTCCTTTTATTTCAGGTATTTTCGCAACGTCTTCCACTGCTTTTTTGTATTCTTCTTCTGCCTTTTTCCTGCGTTCCGCCGCCTTTGCTGCGTTAAGCCCGTATCTCAAAATATCTTTATCCCCACGCGCTGCCGCTTCCTGCCATTCTTTTATGGCATCTTTCTCGTCAAGTATTGCGGTTTCAACGTCGAGACTCATTCCGGTAAGATCTTTCTCAATATCGTATAATCTATCCAGTTCGTCCCTTGCGTCCCTTATCGCGTCCCGATAATCTTTTAGTTTATCAGTTGATTTATCCAGGGCATCGCTCATCCTTGACGCTTGATAATTGTATACAGATTGGACTTCACGTAAAGTATCAAGCTCATCGCCTAATTTATTTAAGTTGGATTCTAATTCCCGGGAACCTGAAGATGCTTTTTCCATTTCCTGATATAACAAGTATAACCCTGTAACCACTAACCCGATTACCGTTGCAGACCCCAAAGCGAGAAGTGCGGCCCTTTGTGCATTGAGTGCGGCAATGTGTGCCCAGATTGATGGAATCACATTCATTTTAGTGACTAAGGCCATTGTGTTTAGTGCAGGAACTGCGGTTGTTATTCCCGACCCCACAAAGGCAACGCCCATCCCTGCAGATTGTAACCCTTTCCCAAGGTCACCCCCAACGGCGGTTCCGGCAATCATCGCGGTCCCGCCTAATGAAGAGAGGGAACCCCCGAGTATAGAGGTATCTCTGGATAATGATTTCAGGTTTGTATCTGTCTTTTTCGTTTCCTGCTCGAATCCTTTTAAGCCCTGTTTTGCCTTATCAATCCCCACCCCGGATTTATCGTCTACCCGGATTTCGTAGACAATTCCACCCGCGTAGAATTCAACCATGGAGCGGACCCCCTATTGCATTTAGTACAGGGTGCAGGAACGTGGATACTACTGTAAACATTGTTTCATCGTCCATCGGTTCTTTCTGCCACTGCTGGATCATTTTCTCAATCTCCTCCGGCGGGATTTTTACGTAGAGCATCAGGATCATTTCTGATGGCGGGATGTCCCTGACCTGGGAAGGAGTGATCCCGCATAATCTGTATGCGGGAACGGTAACCCATTGGAGGTAACGGGCGGCAACGCTCATTCACCGGCGGCCTCCTTATCCTCCTGCTGCTGTCTCGCTGATTCCTTGAACCATCCGTCTGCGCGAAGGGCTTCAACAAGTTTTAATTCCAGTTCTCCGTATGGGGTGGTCTCCATCCATTTTTCCATGAGAACGCCTACTTTTTCCAAGGTAAGGCTTCGGTCCTCCCATTTCAGACCGGCCCAGAGAAGCGCTCGGGTTGCCCTGACACCGCCTTCGGTTACGATAGCGATCAGGTTCTTTCCCATTACTTCTTCGGCATCGGCTATTGCGTTCGGCGTGAACCAGAGATGCCTGACTTTATCCAATGTGATCGGGATCATTTCTTCACCCATAATTTCCGCGAGGCAACCCACACATACCCGTTTTCTTTAAGGGTATCTTTCGGGATCTCGCCCATTCTCACGGTTTCGGGCATCTCTTCTTTCACTTCAACGTCTGCAGGCGGTTCCTTGGATTTCCGTTTCGCGCTCATGCTGGCCTCGTTGCGAATATCCGGTACACTTTACTGGATTTATTCGCCTCTCTCACTTCCACTACAACCTGCCGGGTAGTTCCTGCAGCAACGGGAATATCCGCCGACCAGTTCCCGGTCACAACAGCGGTTCCGTTGACGTAGATCGTGCCTGCCGTGGCGGTTGGCTGGATTGCTATTGCGGTATCCGCAGCATCAAGAGTTGCCGCGTAATGATAGACTGCGTTTGCCGCTGCGGGTGTAGGAGTCACGGCATTCCCGCCATTATCTTTCAACGCAAAGAACGGCGTTGTTAAACCGGCACTTGCAGTAGTATACATCGTGCTCTTCCCGCTCACTTTGAACCCCATTGTCACGGAAGATTTACCTTCAACGGGTGCAGACGGCGAGAATTTCTTACAGTATGCTGTGAAATGAAAGTTGTATTTCCCTGCAGGCCCGATGATGATTGCCGCCCTTGAAGTTCTACTTTGGAGATCTCCGAGAACCGCGACCTGCCCGTCGGTATCTCCAGGAAGTAGGTTGCCTTCGACCTCGAAATCACCGCCTCTTAAAATCCCAGGAACGAACTCCTCATAATCGAATGCGGAATCATGGTTTGTAATATCCACATCGTCTGCCACAGCTACCGGGATCCCGATGTTGGTAAGTTCCAGGACCGGGACGTTATTCCAGACAAGCGTAGTTCCTTTCGCAGCGAATCCAGAGGATACCATATAGATCCTCCAGGATCACGCGGCGAACGTGAGCTTCCCGCTTGCTTTCAGGGTTGCTGTAAGCGTGGTTTTCCCGTCAACTGGTGCACCCGGCCTGAAGCTCTTGACGTAGGCAGTGCCCGTGAAGGTTGCTGCCCCTGCATCCGAACATGTAATCACGACTGCCGCGCTTGTCCTTGCCTGCAGGTTTGTGATCAGTTTTATCTGGCCTGCGTCGGTAGGAACAAAGTTCCCCTCGAGTGTGATCTCGCCTACCCTGATAATTCCCGGCACGAACTCTTCTGTAGTGTCCGGGCTGTCGTGGTTGGTAATATCCACATCGTCTACTGTGCCAATATCCCAGGCAATGTTTGTCAGTTCTTTTACTTCGGTTCCGTCGAATGTAATTCCGGTGCCGAATGCCGCGAATCCGCTGCTTGCCATTTCTGTTTACCTCCTTTCGTTTTCCTGGTTATGTTCATGGATCTCTGCATATTCTGAAATTCTGACTCCATTGCGGTCTGTCTGTGCCGGGTTCATGCCCGAGGAATACCGGTTGGTGAACCGCCCGAATCCATTTGTATGTGTGGGTTCCGATCACCGTGTTCGCAATGCCGTCAAGGAGATCGTCAATATCTTCTGCCTTCCCCCGGGCGGTGAGATACCCGTTCCTCGCACCCCTTACTCGGACCTGTAACCCCGGGTTGACGTCCCGGGCACCGTCAAGCACGAAATCACTCGCCATACCGGAAGTTTCGTATAGTGAGATCGAGGTATCAGGGGTATCCGGGATCTCTGCAACTCTGATCGTCCATCCAGAAGTAGCGCCAATGGTGCCTATCGCTGCCGTCTGCATGTGAGCGGCAATTTCCGCAAGCATGATCCCCATTTACCGTTCACCTTCCAACCTTCGGATCAGTTCTTTTGGGAGTATCGGGATGGCGGCGTTTACGGGATCTTCGAGGTATTTCGCCTTCCCAACGTCGTGGTGAAAGTCAAGGCGTTCATGCTGGATCAGGGCATACGGGGCAGCTTCTGAACCATACCCGACTTCACAACCAATTGAATGCGGGGTATTTACCGGGATGTTCTGCCCGCTTGCCTTGAGCGCCCCCGTCTTTACAGGAACTTCTTCCAGGCTCGGGATCATGACGTTCTCCTGCACGGTGTCCCACCATGCAACCGCGACGTTATCCCAGTTCTCTTTCATGTGTTCCTTGATCCGCTTATTGACTTCATCCACTCCCTTCAGTGGCATTTTAATCAAGTACCCCCTTTCCCGAGAAACATACCTGCAACCGCACCGAAGAACCCGCTTATCCCCGTCGCGATCCCGGTTGCCTTCCATTGCCAGCGTTCGAGAGTGCGGATCCTATTCTCATGGTCCTCGAAACAGCGGGCACAGTTCTCCTGGCTCTGCTGAATGAAATCGTCTATTTTCTCCTGCATGAGTTTGGTTCGTTCGTCCACTCTCGCAAGAAGTTTAACTGATTCCTCAGTGTTCATGGCGTCTGCACCTTCTGGAGCGTGGCGACGTAGTTCAGCATATCCTCTGAATTGAGTTTCGTGAGTTCGTAGGTGCCTTCAAACCCCTGATCCGTGGTGACAATCCTATACGTGCCGTCATTAGCAATGGTGACGGAAGACGGGAGAACTACAATCAACGCTTCTTCGGTAATCGTGCTTTTTGAAGTCTGGAACCTCGTTACATCACGAAGGTATGAGAATACGCAGGTTAC